TGTTGTTTTAGTGGTTATTGTTTCAACACTCCAAAGGAAAGAAAATTTAGTTATTGACAAAACTTTCTTAATAATTATTTTGATTTTTTTTTGAGATGGCCTTTTCTACCTCAAGTTTATCTATCTCAAACTCTAAGAATGTAAGGCACTGCCTCAGGGGCAGCGTTGTTATTTCATCAACCTTGAGTAGATTCCCTCCAGCGATTTGATAGATAGCACTATACCAGCCCCATTTTCTAGAGAAGCTGCTTTGGATGTCAAGGGTTGGCTCCTCATCTCCTGCTGGTTCTCCAAAGATTGTAGGGTAGCTATCTGCAATTTGATTTCTAAACGATAAAAAAAAAGCAGGCAACCTAAGAAAATGTCTGCCCCTAACTCCTGAAATGTTTGTCCTGTGTGCTTATCTGGGTCATATACCTCTATGCTGTGCCTGCCGTACAGCTGCTTAGTAATAGGCCTGTACAATACACCTAATGCTTTTTCAGCATTCTTGTAAGGTTCCTTCAGGTAACTTTCCAAGTCTATATACTCCCCTAAACTTATATCCTCTAGTTTTGGGTGGAAGCCATACTCTATACCTCTGTGCTTAAATGTTTTTACAAGTGCTGGTTTCTCGTTTAGCACTAAAGCTAATTGATTTTGCACCTCTAATAAATCTACCTTACGCATGCCTTGCTGTTGTGCAGGCGTTAGACCACAGAAGTGGTAAACAGCTAACTCATCGCTGTTCTCCTCGCCTACCATTAGCATAAACTTTTTATAGCGCTCCAGTGTAATGTCGCTTAGGCTTTCTGGTATTGTAATGCTAACGGATTGTGTATTTCCCATAATTAGGCTTGCTTAGTTTATTCCATACCCCATAACGCAGGGCATCTATTGCGTGATTGTATTTATCCTCTGGTTTATTAAGTAGGTTGCCATTCTTATCCTCAAGCCACTTATAGTTCTCCATCTCTTTAACTAGGTTGCTGCCATTTACATGCAGCTTATAGCGTTTAAGCATATCAATACCTGCGTTAACACTATCGGCACCCTTAGCAGTAGGCTTTATGTTAAAACCCATTCTGTGTAACTCCTCAATACTCTTAGGCTCACTACTATCAGCAAATATCTCATCATACCTGCCTATGTCAAATTTAGTAAACTTTTGTGATAAATCTTGATTAGTAAGGTTGGTGCTATAAAGCACCTCTTGGAAGTATAAGTTATCACCCCACTGGTAGCAGGATACTAATGCACTAGGGTCATTCGTAAAACCAAAATCAAGGCCATAGGATAGGAACTTAGCTTGGGGTGGTAGTTGCTGGTAAGTAGTAAACTGGAATACCTGCGCTCGGTTGGTGCCCCTCTCGCCTAACCCATACACACGCCAGTAATGCTCATCTGTTTGCTTAAGGCGTTCTATCTCCTCTACAATGGTAGCATCTAGGAAGGGGTTATCCCTATATGTGGTTTGGTAAAAGTCGGCATCCTCTCTAGGTATAACTCTATCGTATATCCAATGGAAACTATCTGAAGGGTTGTAATCAAGTATTATCCTGCCGTTGGTACGGAATACTATTTGTTGCCAATCCTCAAAGGTCAACTCATTGGCCTCATTCAGGAATGCTAAGTCCCTTTTACGCCCCCTAATCTTTTGGGGTTGGTCTAAGCTAACAAACTCTACTAGGTTACCATTAAGCACATACTCACTATTGGACTTATTGTGTAAGTCCTCATTATACAACTGGTGCTGCTTAAGTATATCAAAAAAGTCCCTCATAACAGAGGAGCGCACAGCAGGGAATGTCTTGCGTGCTATAGTTATGGTTTTTCCAGTATACTTAGCGCAATAATGGAATATAATCCACAGCAGTATATTGTATGTCTTACCAGAGCGTGTACCGCCCTGTTCAACTACAATCTTTTTATTACTACGCTTAAGGTGGGTGTAAACCTTATTGACTCTAATCTTGGTCATCTACCTCCTCAACCTCAAAGGTCTTTAGCCCCTCATGATGTATCTCTTGGCGCTCTACATAGCCCCTGCCCTTACCTTTTGTCTTCAGGTAGAAAATGGTGCTACTAGGGTTGCCACCCTTTATCTGTTTATGCAACTGGCTCTCTGCAAAGTCTAGTGCTACATTAGCTAAGTCTGCAACGCCTGCCTTATATGCCTCATCCTCACGCATCCACCTGTAATGAGTCTCCCTGCTAATACCTACTGCCTTACAGGCGCTGGTAACTATACCTAAGCTTTGCTCAAGTGCATCAAGCATAGCCTTTTTTGTTATGTCATTATTTGTCATTTGTTTTTTCTCTTAAGTTGTCTTATATTGTCATCAGTTATGCGGTAGTAGTGTAATAGTAGCACATCTGGCATCCAGCCAGAAGGCGAGGTGCAAATCCATCCTACCGCTCTAAGTAGCCCTCCTCTCTTGGAGGGTTATTTTTTCCCCCTTATACATACCAGCACCCCTAGCATCTATCTCGCTAAATGGTATCTCAGGTTTTGTAAGCACACAAGTTTTATCTATTAAATAGACATACTTCATTTGGTAGCCCTCAAAGGGTTTCCATTTACGGAACTCACTAGACATCTTTAAGTGGTGTGCCTGTATAACATGCATTGCCTCTCCTGTATCAGGGTTTACCCTTAGTGCTGTGTTTTCTGCTATGCCTACAAGTTTAAATCCGCTTGCTCTATATATGGTGCCATCACCACACTGCGTTCCATCTGCAAAGCTTATTACCCACTTTATGTGGGGTGCGTTCTTTTTTATAAGTCGTATGCTGATAGCTATACAACGGCTCTCGCTGTACTTAGGCAGGTAATCATCAAACGCCATGCGGTTGAGTTCTATAAACTCATTCCACCCTGTGCCCTCTACTAGATTAATTGTACCCTTCTTATTTATGCTTGGCCCATAGCTTAACACTCCGTGTAGCTTCCCATCAAGAAAAGCCCCAAAGTGGAGCTTACTATTTGGCACTACCTTGCCTGAGTAGTGATGTGTCTTTACAAAGGCATTAGCCACCTTTGCAGGTATGACCTTGACCTTTATTTCTTTTGCTCTGCCCATTGAGATACTATTAAGTAAAGTGCGTTACCATTGCTGTTCTCATTACCAAAGGTTTCTACATACTTGTACTCCTCTGTTTTCTTAATGTCTGCAATAGCGTTTTTAATTATCGTTTGTTGCTCATCTGCCATTGTAAATGTCATCTGCTGGAAAGGGCTTTTATCGCCATCAGGCAACTCAAAGCTCTCATCAAAATCATTAGGGCTAAGGTCAAAGCCACCTATATCCATACCCCAGTCCTGTAGTTGCTCTACATCCCATTCATTAGCTAGCAAGTCCCAATCCCACTCACCAAAGCTGCTGTTATCCTTTATGATAAACTCACGCTCTTGCTCAGGTGTAAGGTTATCAGCAAACACCACTGGCACCTCTGTTAGGCCTGCAGCCTCACAAGCCTTAAGCCTCATGTTGCCGCCTAGCACTATCATGTCCTTATTTACTACAATAGGGCGCAGCTCTAACATCTGGGGTAATTCAGTAATACTCTTGACTAGCTTCTGGAACTTATCATCCTTTATTACTCTTGGGTTTTCTGGGTTTGGGCGTATCTGCCTAATATCTACTCTTTCCATAATTATAAAACCTACTTTTTTTGTTTTGCTTTTAATGCTTCCTCTCTGTATATATCACGAATGAGCTTCTGGTTCAATCGCCTTTGGCTCCTGTTAGGTGTTGTACCTGCTTCAGGTAACTCTACAAACTTCTTTAAGAATGCTTGTTCATCTGCTGCCAGTTGGCCCCTTAAATGTACCTGCGTTAGAATAGCAATAAACATCTCAAGGTTATTCCTATTTATTAAAATCGTACTGCTTTTACTTTCCTCCATTATAACAATTCTTTTGCTTTTATTAGTATCCCTACAGATGTGTTGTTATCGCCTCCTGCGACACCTAGTCTGTGGTAGCTTGTTTTACACAACTTCTTAAGTCGTGCTGTGGGTATTAATATAGCATGCAGCACATCGCTGCCATCTATATCAGTCATATCAGTTTTAAGCCTTTGCCCCTTTTGGCTTGCTGCAATTAGAAACCAGTAGTCAGCCTGTGTGGTAGCCAAGCCGCTTAGCTTACCTCTTGACTCGTACTCAATATAAAAGTTACCCGTGCGGTAACAGCCAAAGTCAAACTTAACCTCTATTGTCTTACTGGAGAGTAGGTGGCCTAACCACCCCTCACCTAACTGGCCTAAGGCTAAGTCGTACTTAAAGTCGTTATTGTAATCCATTAGTCGGCCTCTATGCCGTTAGCTTTTAAATCTCTTTGCATTAAGTCTAGCAACCTATCCTTCGCTAACTCATGTAGGGCTTCCATCATTGCTAATAGCTTGTCTGTGTCTTTCATTTCTCTTTGGTGTTTAATCTTTGATAAAGGCTACCCAATGTGTCTGCATCTTCTTTCCACTCTTGTGTCCATATAATGGCTTTACATCGGTTAATTCTAATATCTCTTTTATTGGTACTCTGCATTCATTCCATTTAAATATAAGAGTGCCGTTAGGCTTTAGAACTCGGAAGCATTCCTTAAAACCTTGTCTTAGCATCTCCTTCCATTCACCCGATAGTGAACCATACTGCTTCGTTAATAGTGCGTTAGGGTTCTTTTGTGGTATATGTGGGGGGTCAAAAACAATATGATAAAACGAGTTGTCTGGCTGCTTGATATTTGTAAAGTCTCCTACAATGTCGGGTCTTATTCGTAATGTACCTCCATTTGGATAGGCAGCATTCGGTGCTATATCATAGTCCTCGCATCTTCTATCAAGATACAACGCCCTCTCATCATGTTTATCAAACCACATACCCTTCGGGCCGCAACAAACATCTAATACTTTCTTATCTTTCATTTCTCTTTTGTTTTAAAGGTTTTTCTTTCTATCCATCTTGCATACATCTTCGCAGCCCAAGCCTTTCTCTGTTGCTTGTTAGGGTACACCTTTCTTAACCTCGCATTTGCTATGCGTAGGAATTGCTCCATCTTTCTCATAATAAATTCTTAAGTCTTAGACATTCCGTGTTTAATTCCTCAGCCCTCTTGGCTTGATGCTTTAAAGACTTGCATACTGCGTTGTACTTTTTTTCTAACTCAGTATACTGCTCACTAGCCTTGCGCTGGGTGCGCTGCATTTTCTTTTCCCACTCCTGCTCCAGTTTATCTAAGCTAGGGTTAACAATGGTGCTTCTGGAACGCATCGCCTTCTTTACCTCTACATCATACTCATCAACAATGTTAGCTATAGAGTCGCTAATGCGCTCATAGCACATCCTGTACTTAGTATCATAAGTGTAGTTGCTCTCGTGCTGCTTCTTGGCGTGTATAATGGTAGCATGATTCTTGTTTATTATCTCGCCTATGCGCTGTAGCGACAAGCTGGTTTGCTCAATTACCGCTACACTAAATGCGTGTTTCCATATTACATTGCCTCGCTGTCTGTTATCTGTAATGCCTTCCTGCTCCTTTAATTGTTTCCAAAGGCTTTGCAGCATCATCTGTTGGTCAATAACTACTATGTCCATCTATCTTATTCTTATGTATTGTTTTAAGCCACTCTACCTTATTTGGTACATCACCATGACACAGGTGGCAGGGCCGACATACGGCCATTAAGTTTTCTATTACATCTTTGCTGGCACTACCACCAGAACCTCTGTTCTCAATGTGGTGTATATCTACAGCCCTACTACCGCATA